CAGAGCCGCCGCCGGAGTTGGCTTTGTTGAGCAGGTTTAGGAAGAACCGATACCAGTCACGCGACACCATCCCCGTCCGGTCGTCGGTGATCGGCGACTGGTTCTTAGGGAGTTGCGGTTCGTTATCAGTATTAGGCATTGGTGCCCGACATCACTAATTCGGCGCCCAGGATGGCGATCTTGACCGGATCAGTGGCGGACACCTCGTACACGCGGTCGCGCAACTTGTCGGTCATGCCCAACCGGCGCCAGAAGGCACGGTAGCCGTAGTTACCGATTTTACCCATGCCCGTCCAGTGTTCGTTTGACCAAGTGTGGCCACCATCGTCTGACCAGCGCAACATGACCTGCGGGTCGCTACCTTGGCCCGTCACAATACCGACACCCGTTTCGCACTCGAGCTGTAGCGTATGCTGGGCGGTACGCTTTAGGTTGTTCTGGCCAGTAGGCAATGCGCGCCACGATCGCAGCCATTTTTGTGGCAGCGTGTCATCAGCAAACACATCAAGATCGTACGCGTAAATCTTGCCGTTCTGGAAGTCGCCAACGACGACTTCATTGTTATAGAACATCTGGCAGTTGGCACGATGGCGGATGAACTCGCCATTGGCAAACCCTGCACGCTCATGCCATGCGCCCGTGGCCACGTCGAACACCCACGTTTTTTGGGCCGTCGGAAAAGTCAACACGTAAAACGAATGGCCATCTTGCTGGTAGGTAAAGCCGATAGCGTCCGAGATCGTGCCGTAGCTTTGGATAGCGTACTCAACCGCGTGGGTCGAAATGCGCTGGCCAGAATAACCTTGAGCACGGAACACCACGCCTTGGCCGCGGGCATCCGCGCCGAGCCAAAACAGCGAGTTATCCATCTTGGCAACCGAATAAGTGGCCGCGCAGCCTAATTCGTTGACTGCACCTTGGATGCGAGCCAACGGGAAAGGCGAGGTGCCTGCGTTGTACCAGACTTCCACCGACTGCGTGCCAAACAGCCACACCTCGCGGTGGTCGACAAACAGCGACACTAGGTTGTCCGGCATACTCTCCGCGCTGGCGAAGCTCAACGGGTCAATTTGCGTGCCGTCTAGCAGCTCAGACACCCAAAACTTTTGCGAGTTAGGCTCTTGGAAGATGAAGTAGCCATCCAGATAGCCGACCGTTATAGCGCCTGGAAAGTCTACGTCTGTAATCTCAGCGTACGCTTCGGTTGACGCATCGTAGATAAACCCTTCAGGGTTAGCCGCGATGAAGAGCTGCGTCCCGTTATCCACCATCGACACCGGCCCCGTGCCTGACACACCGCCGATGTTGGTCACCGTCCAGTTCGTATCTACTCGGTACAGCCGAGCGCCCGACACAACGTAGCCGTAGCCACCGTAAGCCCACATGCCACGAATCGGCCCTGTACCGACGGTTGCCAGCTTGCGCAAGCCTGGCGCCCGGTTCAGATACGCAGGCTCGTTGCCTTCCGGTGATGGCGTAATCTCGGGATACAGGTTGACTAGACGTGCAGCGGCAGCGTTCAAGCTGCGCGCGACGTACGATTGACCGAGGATAGGCGTCTTCACGGCTTAGAAGTTACCTGCGTAGATGTTGTAACGCTGGTGGGTTGCAACCAGCGAGTACGGCATAGACATCACGTCATCTGGGTTGTTGATACGCTTCAGATTCCGCTTAGCTGTCATTGCGATCCGCGTTACCTGCGGCATAGGCTCAACACCAAACTCGTTGGCAATCTCCATCGCCAAGTTGTACTTGAACGCCCGCAGATAACCCGGCGGAAAGGACAAGGTGGTGTTTAGCGTTGCAGGCTTAGTCAGCTGCTCTACCGACACAAAATGCCACTCCAAAAGCCGTGTAGGCTTTGGATAGATGGTCATGGTGATGTCAGGGTACGTATTGTTGACGAACATGACCTGTGGGTACGTGCTGGTCACAGTCTTGACCGCAATACCGTCGTACTGCTGCTGGTTGATCAGCTTGATGCCGTACGAGACGTTAGTCTGCGGGTCACGGAAATACGTCGCGTCGTCGATCAGAATAGGACGGTTGCCGACAAAATCGCCGGATGGCCCCAGCGTGCGCGTAATTGTGTCCGTTGGCCAGTTAAACACTTGGTCTTCAGTTGAGAAGACGGCTAAACGCTCGGTGTTCCACGAATCAATCATTTGATTCATGGCTGTCAGCGCATCCTGCGCTGCTTGCGGGGAAGGCTCTTCACCTTCAGCCAGCTGGCCGATAAGCCGGAGGGCCGCTTTAATCTGGTCGAAGGCGGTTGCCATTCAAACTCCTTATTCTGCCGCTACTGCCTCTACAGGAGCGCGGCCACGACGACGTTTAGGTTCCAGCTCGTTGACTGGCGCCGCTTCTTCGGGAGCCGAAGGCGTGTCTGGATTATACCGCTCCCATCCGTTTTGTTCATCAAAATCAGCCTCCATCGCCATGGTGGCGACTTTGGAGCCGTGAACCGGGTGTCGAAGATAAATTGTCATAGGGTGTATAGGGGCCGAAGCCCCTATTGGTTATACGCAGTGGATAACAGCAAAATTAAGCACAACAGCTTCTGACAGCGAACCGCCAGAAATGTTGCGGACAGTTATCGTGACCGCGCCAGCGCTTAAACCCGAAACCCAGCAGTTGTACGAACCTGCAGTGGCGTTTGCGGCGATATTCAGAATAACAATATCGTTCGCGCTGATAAGTGAGTTGTTCAAAGTAAACGTCACGTTGGTTGCAGCCGCCAACGCAGCGTTATTCATGGTGATTTGTCCAGCAGCTTTGTTCAACGTAACAGCTGTTGATTTGCTGGTGGCTTGCGTGACCGTACCTTGAGCAGCAGCGGTGTAGCCAAACTGTTCATCCGACAGAATGTACTGGGCACCGACGATGTCTTGGTCTGTATACGCAACACCAATAGGCTTGGTATTAGGCATGATCTATCCTTTGCAAGACGGGGGCCGAAGCCCCCGAAGTTTTTAGCCAACGCGATACAGAGTCCAAGTACCAACGCCGCTCTTACGAGCACGGAAGATTTGCGCCGTGCCAGCAGTTGCAACAACGGTCATCAGACCAACCAATGTCCAGCCGGTGTTGGTCACAAGCGTGATTACACCAGAACCAGAACCGTCGACGTTAACTACCGAAAAGTCAAACGAAATGCCTGGCTTGTCGGAGTTAGGTAGCGCAGCTTCTAGATCAGCTACGGTTGGCAGCGTGTAGCTGGCTGCCGATGCGCCTGGGCTGCCCAGCAAAATGCCGTTAAGCACTTGGGCTGCGGTCAACGTCGCAGTTACGGTAGCCGTTGCTGGAGCCGGAATAACTTGAAAAATGGTTTCGTTGAGGTTGCCATCACCAATCTGATAGCCGCCTGCGCCGTTAGGAAGAGCCATGATAATTTCCTTTCAAATAAAGTCGTCAATGGGGGCCGAAGCCCCCACCAGTGCTTAGCCCCAGAGGCGGCAAGCCATTTGTGGACGGATGGTGCTGTAACCGTACAGAACGTCGATACGGCAAGGCAGACGGTCGTTGTTGATGTCGTACTGACGAACAACACGCATCGAAATACCGTTGTGAACTTGACGAGAAGCCATGTCCACGCCTTGTGGCATCAACAGGTCGGCGGTTGCAAAAGTAATCGCATCCTTGTGGTAGACCAAGTTCTGCGGATAGGCAGTAGCAGCCGAACCCAGCATGGTGACAACAGATGTTGCGGTGGGCAGTGCCGACACGGTAGCCAGAGCTTGGCTTGCCGAGTACAGCGCGGGCGAGATCGACAGCGTTGCAGTAGACGAACCAGTAGCAGCGGCAGTTACAGTAAACTGTTGCAACGAACCGGTCGATTCACGGGTCTGTGGGTTAACCGCAAACACGCCAGCAATGGTGAACACGTCGCCGACGTTCCAAGTCTTGCTCGAGCCGGTAAAGCTGATTGGCAGCGTGGACTGACCTTCGGTCGTGACAGTCGAAGTCACGGTGATCGAAGTACCCCAGTCACCGTTGGTGTGCTGCTTGATCGACTGAGACATGTTGACTTCGTCGAAGCCCAGCACGCCCATGCCCATCATGCCGTTTTTGAACTGGCGGCTGATAGTGTCGGTCGGGTTAAACAGACCTTTCATGCCTTCAACCAGACCAGCGTTAGCAGCTGGGTTAACGGTTGCGTAGCGTGGCGCCATCACAGCTGCGTTTTCGTTCAGCTTCTGCTGAGCTTGCAGCAGAACAAGCGAAGTCGATGGGGTGGTGCCAGGGGTGCCGACCGAGTTGAACACGTTTTTGTACGCGTTAGCAACGTCTGCATCGATGCTGGAAGCCAGCTGCGAAATACGAGGCTTCAATACACGCTCTGCGAAGTCATCCAACTGCATGGTAAGTTCAGCAGAGGTGAAGTTCACGCCGATGTGCTTCTGCGAAGCAACAGTCAGAGTGGTGAACTGTTCGTTGTCGTCCTGCACTTGCAGAGCGGCACCGTCGGTCACCAACGCGCGATCTGGTAAACGGATACGCAGTGTGGAACCAATTTTTGCGCCTTCAACGGCGAAAGAATCGTCGTATTGACGATTGACGTTGCGAGTGATCACCAGGTTGTTCTCGAGGATTTCGAGAGCCTTGCGGGTGATCATGTCGATGGTAAGAATCGAGTTTGCCATGATCTAAAATTCCTTTAAAAAGTTAGCGATTACGTTGAGCTTCCCACTTTTTTATCTGCCGCTGGCGCTCCGCCTCAATCCACTCTGACGTACTCATGTTCTTGATTGAACGTGGGTCAGTCGTGTCGTAAGACGGCGAGCCAGCGCTTCGACCCGATATCGGTGCTATCGGCGGCGGGGCGCTAGTCGTTTTCTTCAAGACCGGCTCAGAAGCAATCTTTGCTTCAATCTTGCCAATCTCTTTGGCCTGTAATATGGGCGAATTCAGTGCGGCAATACGCGCGGCTTCTTTCGGATTTGAGCCCAAGTAATACGCAATATCAGGGCCAATATCCGACGCTTGAATCGTCTCAGCCATCGCGTTAGAGATTGGTAGCTTCGGGTTGTAGGCGACTTGTTCAAAATCGTCATACTTACCTCGGGCTTCTTCTTCCCTATCGTGATACGCCTCAAGCAGATCCATTTTCTGCCGTTCGAGTTCACGCTGAGCCAGTAGCTGTTCAGC